GATGAGAAAAAAGCTAGTTCAAGCAAAGGACATTCAGGGCCGCGACAAGCCTTTGTGGTTAAACATAGGTTCGGTCTGGTTCAAGGATGACGGTTCGATCAAGGGCATCAAGCTGGATGTATTGCCGTTACCGAATGCCGAGGGTGAGATTTGGCTCCGGGCGTTTGATGATGACGGGCAGAAGCCTGATCAGGATGCGCCGTACTAATGGCGAGGCAGCAAGTACCGCCGGTTGGCCGGTTTGCTATGGGCGAGGTGAAGAAGCGGCTCAAGGGTAGCAAGCTGATTTATGATAATCGTGATGCGTTGGCCGAGGAGTTGTTGCGCTTGGGGTCATCGAAGATCACTGACATTGTCGATATTGATGGCGGTACGGTTCGGCTAAAGGAGCTGGATGATATCCCGGATCATGCGTTAACGGCGATTAAGAAGATCAAGGTCACCCCTACCCGCAATGGGGATCAGATAGAGGTTGAGATGATTGACAAGGTTCGGGTCTTACAGATGCTGGCGAAGAGTGCCGGGTTGTTGGATACGGAAAAGGAGGCTGACAAGCCTAGTGTTGTAGCTATTGAAATGGTGATGCCTGATGACGGAAAAACAGATACCAAGCGGTCTAAAACTTGATTTCAGCGGGGCACCGACGGTTGCCCGGTTCTTTAGGTCTGATGCGTTTGTAAGGGGCTTGATGGGGCCGGTGGGCAGCGGCAAGAGCTATGCGTGTTGCGCGGAGATATTTCGCCGTGCGGTAGAACAGAAGCCCTCGCCGCGTGATGGCGTGAAGTATAGCCGCTTTGCGATTGTTCGTAACACGCACCCTATGTTGCGTACCACGACGCTGAAAACCTGGCTTGAGTTGTTGCCCGAGCATATCTGGGGGCCGGTGAAGTACTCGCCGCCTATCACGCATCACATCAAGCTACCGCCAAGAGAGGGAGCCGCCGGGATTGATATGGAGGTTATCTTTCTGGCCTTAGATGATCCAAAGGACGTTAGGAAGCTGTTGTCTCTGGAGCTAACCGGGGCATGGGTCAATGAGGCAAGAGAGCTTCCCAAGGCCGTTGTTGATGGCCTGACGCACCGTGTGGGGCGTTATCCTACCAAGGCTGATGGTGGGCCTAGCTGGCGGGGCGTGATCATGGATAGTAACCCGATGGATGATGATCATTACTGGTATAGGCTGGCTGAAAAGGAGCGGCCAACGGGGCGGTTCCGCTGGGATTTTTTCCGGCAACCGGGCGGTGTTTTAGAGATTGATCTAGAGGATTTGCCGGAAGATATGCCCGAAGCTCAAGGCTATATTCATCAGGCTGGCCGGTGGTGGAAGACCAACCCCGAGGCCGAGAACCTGAAGAACTTGCCTAACGGGTACTATGACCAGCTTCTGGGCGGCAAGAACCTAGACTGGATACAGTGCTATGCCCAGGGCCTATATACGTTTGTGCAAGAAGGACGGCCCGTCTGGCCTGAGTATAACGATCAAATGATGGCTGATGACTTGGAGGCCGATCCGAATCTGCCGGTGCATATCGGGCTCGACTTTGGATTGACCCCGGCGGCGATCTTTGCCCAGAAGCTACCTAATGGCCGGTGGCACGTTCTGCATGAGCTTGTGAGCTTCGATATGGGTCTGGAGCGGTTTTGCTCTATGCTTAAAAGCGATATCGAGGCCCGGTTTCCCCGTATGGAAATATTGACTTGGGGCGATCCGGCGGGAACGCAGCGCGATCAAATCTTTGAAACTACCGCGTTTGACCATCTAAAGGTTCACGGCATCCTAGCCCGCCCTACTGCAACCAACGAGTTCAGAACAAGGCGTGAGGCACTGGCGATACCAATGGGGCGGCTGATTGAGGGCAAACCTGGATTTATGATTGACCGTCGCTGTCTCAAGCTGCGTAAGAGCCTTGGCGGTGGCTACCACTTCAAGCGTGTGGCAATTGGTGCGGGACAAGAGCGGTTCCGGGATAGCCCCAACAAAAACGAACATTCGCACGTCGGTGATGCGGCTGGCTACTGTCTGCTAGGCTCCGAGCATAGGATTATGACCAAGCGGCCCAACCCGATGGGCGGCAGATCAGTGCAAGCAAAGGTGTTGGACTTTGACGTTTTCGGTTGATCAATTAAATAAAATAATGAGGCTGGACACCTCAAAGCATCACCTCATACCGTGGGCACCGAGCCATTTGTATTTGTGTGAACTGAACGACTTTGACCAGCAGACAATGGCCCTGATTGAGGATTATCAGAAACATTTGCAAAGCTATGCTGATGTTGGGCTTGCATTTACGGTGATTGGCAAAGGCGAGATACACGCCATGTTCGGCCTATGGTATTTGTGGTCCGGCGTTGCCGAGGCTTGGCTTATGCCATCAAAGCATATCGACAAAAAAACGATTGCATTACACCGGGGATCACTCAGGTTTTTTGAGTACGCCGCTAACGAAACAGGAATAAAACGGTTACAGTTCACGGTTAATTCACAAAATGTTCGGGCAGACAGATGGGCGAGACGATGTCATTTTCAGAAAGAAGGCGTGTTGAAACACTACGGGCCCGACGGTTCTGATTATTTTATGTATGCGAGGATTTTCGATGGCTAACCTATTTAGAAAACCAAAAGCTCCCCCTCCTCCTGATCCATCAATCGCTGAAAATGCTCGTAAAAGAGAAGAACGAGCCGAGCGCGAAAGCGTTGATACCCGGCGCAGAATGGCAGCAAGAGGTGCGGCACGTCGCGGTGCAAGGGCCATGCTGATGTCTGGTGACCCAACGGCTGCACTGGGCGAAGCGCGGCAAACATTAGGTAGAACATTAGGGGCTGGTAGGAACCCGCGAGGCTAATGTCTTTCAAGCGTAACCCGAAACACAGGAGCGAAAATGTACGGCAAGAAAATGGGGGCACGTCCACTGTCGCAGAAAGCGGACAAGATGAGCAAGATGAGGAAAGCGGCAGCGAAGAAAATAGGGAAGAAGAAGACTAAGGCGTATGGTAGCTAAACGCTTTCAAAACCCAGAGGGTGGCCTCAATGAAGCTGGCCGAAAGCATTTCAAGCAAACCGAAGGGGCCAACCTCAAGCGTCCTCTGAAGACCGGCACTGATCCTCGACGCATATCGTTTGCTGCTAGATTTGCCGGAATGAAGGGGCCGATGAAAGATGACAAGGGCAACCCCACTAGAAAGGCACTTGCCCTGAAAGCCTGGGGGTTTGGCTCAGTAGAAGCAGCCCGTAATTTTGCGAACCGGCACAAGAAAGCGTGATATGGCTAATCTAAGCGTCGAACAAATCAAAAAGCGTTATAAGAAATCAAACACGCATAAAGAGCATTGGCGGTCTATCTATGAGGAAGCCTACGAATATGCTCTGCCAATGCGAAACCTCTATGATGGCTATTTTGAGGGCAAGGTTCCCGGCCAGAACAAAATGAAACGGGTGTTCGATAGCACTGCGATTCACTCAACAGCCCGGTTTGCTAACCGTATCCAGTCAAGCCTTTTTCCTCCCCAGCGCAGTTGGTGCCGGTTGCAACCGGGTGACGATATCCCGCAAGCCAATAAAGTAGAAGCCCAGCAAGCTCTGGATTTATACGGCCAAAAAATGTTTGGCGTGATGATGCAGTCTGGCTTTGATCTGGCGATGGGTGAGTTTTTGCTGGACCTTGCGATTGGCACCGCTGTCATGCTGATCCAACCCGGAGATGCAGTAACACCCATACGATACACGGCCATTCCTAGCTATCATGTGGCGTTTGAAGAAGGGCCAGATGGCACCGTTGACACTGTCTATCGTAGGCTGAAACGCCCGTTTCGCCTCCTACAGCAAGAGTTCCCGGATGCCAATATTCCTGAAGAGCTGGCAAAAAAATATGAAGAGGACAAAACCGAAGAGATCGAATTGTTGGAGGCCACCTATACGATTGACGGCGAGATTGCCTATTGCCTGATAACGATGGAAGAAGACATCAAACTATTACACCGTGACCTCAAATCGTTTCCGTTTGTCATCAGCCGGTACATGAAAGCATCCAACGAGCGGTATGGCCGGGGGCCAGTTCTTTACGCTCTACCTGACATTAAGACATTAAACAAGGTTGTTGAATTAACTCTGAAAAATGCAAGCATATCTATCGGCGGTGTGTTTACGGCTGTCGATGATGGTGTATTGAATCCTCAGACCATATCGATTGTACCCGGTGCCGTCATTGGTGTTAGTTCAAACGGTGGGCCGCGTGGTCCCTCCCTTGCCCCGCTGCCCCGGTCTGGGGATGCTAATCTAAGCCAGATCGTCGCTAACGATTTACGAGCGAACATCAAAAAGGCATTGCTTGATGAAAGCCTGACCCCGGAAAACATGAGTGCCCGGTCTGCTACTGAAATTAACGCCAAGCTATCCGAGCTATCTCAGAACCTGGGCAGTGCGTTTGGCAGACTGATTTCCGAGACAATGTTTCCGATTGTCCGGCGTAGCCTCGAACTAATGGATGAAATGGGCATGATTGACTTGCCTTTGAAGGTCAACGGCTTGGAGGTTCAAGTTGTGCCGGTCAGCCCACTGGCTATGGCAAACAATGCTGAAAAGCTACAAGAGGTTATGCAGTTCATGCAGATTGCACAGAGCCTCGGGCCGCAAGGTCAAACCCTGATTAAGATGGAGGCGGTTGGCGATTACATAGCCGATCAGCTTGGCATCCCGGCCCAACTCCGCACCACACCACAAGAACGCCAAGCGATTCAACAGCAAATGATGCAGATGGCTCAAATGGCGGCAGAACAACAAGGAATGGTTGAAGAACCACAGGCGGCTGAATAATGGACCAAGCAGAGAAAATTCGCAGTATAAACTCGCCCGGATGGGATGGCCTTGAAACAGGCGATGCACCAATACGCCTTGTCAATCAGGATCATCAACGAGACATCGATATACAATTTAAAAGATGTTTTGAAACTGAGGCTGGGGCCAAGGTTCTGGAATATCTGCAATCGGTAACAGTTGAGCAACCGGCCTGGGTGCCGGGGGCTGATGCTTCTTTCGGTCATGCACGGGAAGGTCAGAACAGCATAGTGCGTGAAATACAACAAAGGATGAAAAGAGCAAATGAGCGATGACGATAACCAACAAACTCAGGAACAACCGGCTGAAGCTCCGGCTCCTGATGGGTTGATGGCCCAAGCCGCTTTAGCACAGGAAGAACAGGAAAATGTCGAAGATGAAGGTATCTCCCACCTCGCGCAAGACACCGAGCAAGCTGCGGGGGAGGATGAGGACGAAATCTACGAAAGGCCGGATTGGTTCCCGGCAAAGCACTGGGATGAGAAAGAAGGACCAGACCTAGAAGGGTTAGTCAAAAGTAATCTTGAATTAGAAAAAAAGTTTCATCACGGCGATCACAAACCACCAGCAGACGGTCAATACAACACTGATGTTTTAACTGAAGCTGGCTATGAGTTGGATGACCCGGTTGTCTCAACCTATCTGGAGTGGGCACAAAAATACGGCATTAATCAGGAAGCCTTTACTGAACTAGCCGGGTCTATTGGCGGCATTGCTGGTGAGGCCGGTCAACAAATGGCTCTTGATCTCAAAGCAGAACATCAAAAGCTGGGCAGCAATGCTGATGCCATTATTAAATCAAACATGGAATGGTCTAATGGTTTGCTCACTAAAGGCGTGATTTCTGAGGAAGAGCGCGAAGAACTTGATATGTGGGGCGGTTCAGCGGCTGGGCAACGATTGCTGCAAAAGGTTCGCAGCATGACCGGCGATCTATCAAAAATACCGATTGCTGATGTCACCGAGGCCGGTGAAAGCGAAGACGAGTTTAAGGCTAGAATGTTAAGCCTGATGTCAGAGCCTGATTATGCGTCGGACAGAAAGAAGCAGCTAGTTGTAGAAAGTGAATACAACAAAAGATACGGAACATCTTAAATCTATTTCTCCGCAAACTATGGGGCTTCGGCCCCATCTTTTTTGTACAAATACTAAATGTACCCACTTGGCTATTTACAAGCTACAGCTTGTAGTATATTTAGGATTGTGACTGATAACCCAACAAGGGCCGGTCTGGCGTGTAGAAATACACCGTGCGCGACGTTCGCGTAGCCAGAGGCCGGGATCACTCCCGATAACCTACAAGGCGAAAGTTTTGTGTGTTCAATCAAAGGAGTGACAGTCATGTCAACAAATCTATCTCCAGCGTTTGTTCAGCTTTTTGAAGCAGAGGTGCATCAGGCTTATCAGTCTTCTGCCGTGCTTCGTGGAGCTGCCCGGACGCGAACGGGTGTTGTCGGTGATACCGTCAAGTTCCCGAAGGTGGGTAAAGGTACAGCGTCAGTGCGTACTCCATCCACAGATGTCGTGCCTATCAACGCCAGCTTTAGTCAGGTTTCTTGTAGCCTTTCTAATTTCGTGGCTGCTGAGTACTCGGATGTGTTCGATCAAGCCAAAGTAAATTTTGACGAGCGGCAAGAGCTGGCCCAAGTAGTTGGTAATGCTATTGGCCGTCGTGAGGATCAGATCATTATTGATGCCCTGAACGCAGCCTCGGCTGGTACTACAGTTGCTAAAACAGTGGTGACATCTGGTTCTGCCGCTGCATCAAATCTGAATGTTGGTAAGATCATTGCCGCGAAAAAAGGGCTTGATGCTAAGAACGTCCCAGCAAATGATCGTCATTTTGTGATTCACGCTAATAACCTGGCTGGATTGCTGGGCGATGAACGTGCGATTTCGAGTGACTTTCAGACGCTGCAAGCTCTCGTTGGCGGTCAAATCAACCAGATGATGGGCTTTACCTTCCACATTGTGGGAGATCGTGACGAGGGTGGATTGCCGTTGGCAACCGCTGATCGTACCTGTTTTGCGTTCCATCGTTCGGCACTAGGCGTTGCTGTTGGTATCGCACCAAAAACAGAAATCAACTATATCCCAGAAAAAACGTCATTCCTTATCACGGCTATGCTGTCGATGGGGGCTGTTGCCATCGATGTTGACGGCATTGTTGACGTTATCTGTGAAGAATAGGAGGGCTGACAATGGCATTCGCAAGAGCGGGTTGGAACCCAATCGGTGGTCAGTCTAAAAAAGGCACTGCACCGCAACTATTCACCTACACCACAACCGACGCTGTCGGCACCGTGGATGGGGCTGGATATTTCAACGACGTGTCAGATGACGTATCAGTCGGCGATGTAATCATTTCGGTGACATCTACCGGCGGTACATTGGCATCATCTATCCACACTGTTGTGTCTAACGCATCAGGCGTGGTCGATGTCTCTGACGGTACATCTATCAGTCAAACTGATAGCGACTAATCGAGTGGGGCGGGTTGCCGCCCCCTCTTCTCTTCTGGAGGTGTTTGATGGCTGTCGGTGACACTAATGTTTCAATCTGTAACAAAGGTCTGTTGCTTCTAGGAGCCGAGGCTATCACGTCATTCTCAGATGGTTCGCCAGCCGCTCAGGCTTGTTCGTCCATCTACAACGAAATCAAACTGCAAACATTCGGCCTATATCGCTGGTCCTTCACCATAGCCAAAACACAGTTGGCCCAAGACAGCATTGCCCCGGCCAATGAGTACGACAAGCAGTATTTGCTGCCAAACGATATGATAACCGGGGTGCCGATTGCGGTGCGAAC